TTGATTAAGTACTTTCTGTAGTTTGCATGAGACATGAAAACAACCCAGTCAGTTCTGTTTACAACATCATCAGGGATAACTTCAACTAAAGCATCTACTTGAGCTAAAGCTGTTGTAGAAGTGATAGGAGTTTGACCTGTAACGATGATGTTACCAGATTTACCTACAGTTGCAGTTGCTCCTGAAGATAACAACTCTTTGAAACCAGAGAAACAAGTTGTAGCTGAACTAGCACCCCAAATTTGGTTCTCAATGTACTGAGAGATTTGTTGAGTTTTTAAGATAGAGATTTGCTCCTCGAAAGGTACAGTCTCGTTATAAGAACCTGGAGTCAATAACTGACCTAACCAGTAATCGTTAAGGTCCTGAGGACATAACGCTTCGTTTACCTTATACTGACATACAGTAATGTCTCTTTGAGTATAAGTTGTTTGACCTGAACTTGACCATCCGCAAGCTCCGTCTTGTACTACTAATGTAGAGTCAAGCAAGTTGATTGCTTGTGAACCCTTTACACCTGGTTGAACTTTGATAATCTTCGCAGTTTCACCTTCAAGGATTGCTCTTCTCATCAATTCTCCACCAACTTCGTCTGTGTAAGTTGCTAAAGATGATAAGTTAAATCCGAAATCATATTTTTTATTCGCCATGATTGTCTAATTTTATTTAATTTTTAGTTTATTAGTTAATTAGATATTGTGTCTAATTTTTAATAGTTTGCTGAACGCATCTGATTTATGTGCATTGAATTGTTCAGTAACATTTTTAGGTTGTTTAACAGGTTCCCCTGCTGGTTCTTTAGAGAATTTAGCCACCTTAGCTTTCATCTCTTCTTGGTCTTTAACAACACCATTAATAGCATCTTTGATTTCCTCAAGCATTCCCATTACGGTTTTCTTGAAGTCTCCATCGATAATATCATTTCCTATAGATAGGTCTGGAGTCATTCCCATTTCTTCCTCGATGGCTTTTTCTTCGCCTTCAGGAAGTTCAACGTTTTCTCTTTCAACGATTTTGCCGTCTTTAGTTATGATTTTGATAAGAACTTCTTTACCTTCAGTATCTTTAAGAGCAAGTTCATGCTCACCATCTGGTGCAGGAATTTCTTTACCATCAGCACTAACAACTTTAACATCTTCGCCAACATCAAAAGTTGGGGATTTAACAACAGTACCATCTTTAAGGGTTGCTTCTACGAAGTTTTCTGTTTTTGTTTCCATGTCGTATTTAATTTCTTGGACCTTTCCGTCCTCGATTTTTATCTTGGTGGTATCTTCTAATTCATACTCACCATCTTGTGCTGGTAACTGACCATTACTTGTAATAACATATACTGGTTCGTCAACAGCTAAGTCTCCTTCCAAAATTAATTCTGATTCGGAGTTCTTAAGTTTATATGAATTGAACTTATACAATCCAAGGAGTTTATTTATTCTTCTAATAGCGTCTTGGTAAGTCATATTATTTCACTTCTTTTAGTATGTTTTTTATTTCATCGAGTATTGCGTGGGTGTGAGCATTAAACTTAGCTTTTTCCAAAAAATACCCTTGAACAGAGAATCCTTTTAGTTTACCATCTTTGACTTTCTCCCAAGTTGAATCATCATTTACCTTCATTGTAATCATCCAAGTTCCTTTAGGATAATCCATTCCAAAGACTTGTTGTTTGTCTTTTTCTTGGTCTTCAACAATCCATGATTCCACAACATCTACATTATTTAAGAACTTTCTACCATGTTCGATATTTGTCTTATCGAGTAGTTTTTCTTGCATAAACTTCTGTTGAAGTTTCTTGATTGTATCGGCTGTGAAATATACATAGTATATCTCTCCTGTTATTTCGTTTCTTCTGATAATCATCTTATCAGGTATCATCGCTGGTCCAATCACTAACCTCTGTTCACTATTAAATACCGAAAAAGTCATTTCTGTTTCAGATGACATCTTTTCGTATTCTGCAATTGTTCTTTCAACCCAAGGTAAAGCCTCAACTCCACCCCAAGCATCCATTGCTAATTTACCACAACCATCTTCGTATGATTTGCTTGATTCCAAATCAACTTTATGTCTTGTAATATAGGCTTTCATTCTTTTCACCGTCTCTATTGAGATAGGTTTTCCTTGAGCTAACTGCTGTGCTCTTACTTTTCCAACTTGAGTCATACAACCTTTTGGATTACCAGTCTTTTCAATCCATGCTAAGGCAGCTTTCGCATTCTCACGGATAAGTGAAGGGTAATCATCAAAACTAAATAACTCATCAACAATATAATTCCCATCATCTGACATTTCTTCGTTTACTGGTACACAATTGGGGTCTCCGTTATCTTTAAGTCCAATAGCTTCATAACCTGGCCAACAAGCATCTTCAAGACCTGCATACATATCAGGATGTGCTTCATTACCTTCTTCAGGGTGACTTTCACATGGCATCCAAAGTGTTACGTTTCCATAAGTATGTGAATGTGAACCTTTACATCCGATAGATATTGCCATTGCTTCTGCGTCTTCTCTGTTTTCGAACATCGGTAAAGACGCTAATACAGGTTTTCTTTCAACCTTATCAGTTACTTGGTCAACATATGGAGCCAATGCTGATACATCAGGATTTTGACTTGAGAACCCTACTCTTGGAGGGGTATTACCTGCAGCAATTGTAGCTGTTGTTCTTGTATCTGGTCCTGGCATATCATCCTCATCAATAAGACCTTTTCTAATACCAGCTTTGTTAATAATTCTTGAGTCGGCTCTGTATATAAGTTGTACCCATCTGTGTCTACAGTTAAATGAACCTCTCCATTCGAACATATCATACCCATCAGGTCCCACAGGATTAACATTTCTATCAGACATTTCCATAATGTCTTCTATTCTGAAAACTCTGTTAGCTCTCATCATCTCAGCGCAGAAGGTTCTATTCTTCTCGTCTTGAGGACCGACATACTTGTATCTAAACTTTACTTCAGGAGTATCTTGTGCTGATGGAGCGTTAGGGTCAGATAGAATGGCGAACTCTTTTTTACCTACAGATTTTATTTCTGTAATTCTAAAACCTTCTTTCTCAAGTAGGCCTTGAGGTTCACCATATGCGTGGAACATTTGTATAACTTGAGGTATTTCTTCATCAGCTAATACGTAATGTGTACATTTTTCTTCTTCTGAGAAATATTCAAAAGCTGCTTCGTGTGCAGGAAGTTCTACTAAGGCAATACCGTCCAAACCAGCTTGCTCATCTCCATCTTGGATTATTAACTCAATTATCTTTGGGGTCATTTAGAATAATTTGGTTTTCTTAAACCTATTTTGTAGGCATGTCTTTGATTATCACCTGGCGTAACCCATTCCAAATTCTCAACTCTATTGTCATCTCTAACACCGTTAATATGATTAACATGTGGTAGATTATTTGGATTTGGTATAAATAATTCAGCAACCATTCTATGCACTTTTATTGATTTTCTTTCCAAAGTAGTAACATGAATGTAATCTCTAGAGTTCTTCCAACCAATTTTTTGTAGTCCATTTTTAGTCAATTTATAAGCTTGACCTGTAGGTTCTACATAAAAATGCGTGTCTTTATATTGCCTCATTATCTATAAATATCTAAAGTTAATTTTTCGTTCAAAATTATAGTGTAGAACGGGATTTTTGCACTCTATCAAACATCTGCATTGATGTCATATCTTGAGCAACCACATAGGTCTTAATTGGTTGTGCTTGTGAGTTTGCAAGTGCCATATTCAAGTCATCCATCGCTTGTGTTGGACTAACAATACCACCCTCAGCAAATCTTCTACCACCCCCTATTTGATTAATAGTAGATAGTAGTGGTCTAAACATTCTTGTGGATTGTGCATTGATAACTGATTCTCCGTTTGATAAATAAGCGGGGATAGAATCACTTGTTCCTGTTCCTGCTCCTGATACATAACCACCCACGGCTAATCTTCTTCCTCCACTAACTGTTTCGGTCATTTCACCACCAGAACCTCCACTTCCACCAGGTACAGGAGTTTTGATAATATCACTTACGGCTTTGAAACCAACAAGACCTGTTGCAATAGCTTGAGCGATTGCATAACCTGGTATTGGTTTACCTGAAAACGCTTTAAGTGTACCTGCAATTGCAGAATAGGTATTGATAAGTGATGACGCAATCGCCAATGCTTTACCCGCTGCGGTATCTTTACCAGCCATATCAGCGAATGTTGATAACGCATTTGCGGTAGCCCCTAATAAAGCTTGTTGTGCTTGAAACTTCTTTGTCTCTATTTCTATCTGAGCTTGAGCATTTGCCTTGGTATTTGCTGTTTGTTCATCTTGTATTTTTTTCCTTTGTTCTGCAGTAAGATTTTCATTAGCCAATAAAGACTCATAGTACAATTTATCTTGTTCTATTTTTTTATTCAATATCTCCTGTTGAATATCGAACTCATTTTGAGCTAATTCAATATCTTGTTGGAACTTAGATTCTCTTGCTGCCTTCTCATCCTCTTTTAACTTAAGGAATGTTTCAACATCACTCTGTATACGTTTCTGATTCTCAGCAGCTTTAGCGTTGGTTAAATTCTGTTCTTCAACTGTAATGTCCTTTAACCTTGCAATCTGTTCTTTGGTTAAACCATCAGCGGTATTTTGTTGTTCTTGTAAAGCTTGTTTTTCTCTTGCAAGGTTTTTAGTTTGTGTTTCGAAGTTCTTGTCAACAGCATCTCTATAATTTTGTGAGTTCTCACCATAGGTAATCTTAAGACCTTCAGCTTGAGCAGTAGCCAAATCCAATTCTTGTTTGTTTGCTTGAGATTGTAGTTGTAATTTTTCTTCAAACGCTTTTTGTCTTGCATCTTTATCTTTCTGAAGTTCTTCTTTGACAATCTTTTCTATTTCCGCCGCTTGTTGTTTTTGAACTTCTACAGATAAGGTCTTACCTTGATTTTTAAGTTCATATTGTCTTTGTAATGCGGCTCTTAATTCCGATTCTACAGTATTCTCATCATCTTTGATTAATTGAACTCTTGCATCTGCCTGAGCTTGTAAAAACTCCTTTTGTTTTTGTAATTCTTTCTGTCTATTCTGTTCCCCCTTTTGTTGTCTTTCCTTCGCATTTTTATCAGCTTCATCTTTATTACGTTTAGTTGCCTCAGCATCTATAACTTGTAATTCGTTCTGTAAGTCCTTATATTGTTTGGCTTGTTCACCGTATAATGTACCCCTTTCATTTGCAGCAATTTTTAAGTCATTCAACTGATTTTGAATAACTTGTTTTCTCTTCTTGTCTATTTCATCTTGAGTGGCACCCTGAGCCTTCAATAGGTTTATTTCCCTTTGAATACCTTGGTTTAATATCTCAGTTGCTGCGGCAGCTTTCTTATATGTTTCCTGACGTTTTGCTTCAGCTCTTTCAGCCTCACTTGTAATACCGATTAAGTCAGTAAAGAAATTTATAACTCCACCTATTGCATCACCTACAGCTTTAAGACCTGGTATAAGTTTG